CTCAGCAGATGATTAATAACAACCTCGACAAGGGTGCTGATAGGCTGGGTCTTACCGACGCGAATGCAGATGACTTCAAAATTTTTGCACAAGAGCGAGGCTACACGGAAGATGACTTTATCGACCCTGGGCTGACCTTGAAAGTCATGACGGACTTCAAAAACGCCATGGATAGCGAAGAGATGGTAGCTCTACGAGACATTCATAAACGTCGCCAAGCGTTTACAGGAACACTGGCGCAAACGCCTCAGGCAGGAGGAGCAGTTGCTGAGCCAGCTCCTGAGGTTGACCCAACACTGGGACGCCTGACTGACCGCGCTATGGGCTAGTCGGCATAAAAATTTTACAAGGGCGGGACGACAAAAGTCCCGCCCTTTTTTTATTCTTTAATCACAGGCGCTACGGCCCCTGTTTTTTTGAGTGAAACGCTTTATGAGACGGTAATTCCTCACGAGGCGGAGCAACTCACCATAACCAACGTAAACCTCTGCCATAGAAGGAGACTTATCATGGCTATTCAAGGTGTGCGGGGCACTGGCGAGTTCTCATCGGACTTCCGCCCCAAAAACTATCGGGAGCTGTTTACGCTCCTAGAACCCAACGGTAACGCACCGTTGAACGCTCTGTTGTCTTTCGGTTCCTCTGAAGGCACCGACGACCCTGAGTACAAAAACTTCCGTGACGAATTGCCGGACCGGAAACTGACCGTGAACGGTGCTGTTGCTTCAACGAGCACCACGAGCATCACGCTCGACGCTTCTGATGACAATAAATTTGCCGTTGCAGGCTCAATCATTGTCAACAGTGGAACAGGCGAAGTGATGCGCGTAACTGCTGATACTACAGGCACGACACTTACTGTTGCCCGTAACATCGGTAGCACGACCCACCAAATCGCAGACAATGCGGAACTGTTTGTAGCTGGCTTTGCTGCTGCTGAAAACGACGACGTTGGCACAGCCATCACGTTTGACGCAACGGTAGCTTCCAACTTCACGCAGATTTTCCGTACAGCCTTCGGTGTATCAAACACATTGAAGTCAACTTACCTGCGGACTGGCGACAAAGAAGACGAAGCAATGACCAAAGCCCTCAAGCTGCACATGAGCGACATTGAGCGCGCCATGTTCTTTGGCGTGAAGGCTGAGGACAATGGTTCTTCTGCTGCACCTCGCCGCTACACTGGTGGTCTGACCACCACACTGACGACCGTTATTGACTGCAATAGCGACATCGACGGTGACGGTTCAATGAGCGAAGCTCAGTTTGACGAAGAGCTCATCAAAACCGTGTTCAAATACGGCTCTAGCGAAAAGATTGCATTCTGTGGCTACAAAGTGGCTGCTCACCTGCAAGAGTTCGGTAAAGACCGTTGGCGTCCAGAAAGCGTCCAAGGCGCTTATGGCGTGAACCTGACTCGCTACAACACGTTTGCTGGCGACCTGATGGTTCACCTGCACCCGCAGTTCCGTCAGATTCCTGGCATGGACAATGCCATGGTAATCGTTGACTTCCCGTACCTGAAGTATCGTCACCTCGATGGTCGCGACACTGCCCTGTACGAGAACCGTCAAGGCAACGGCGTGGACGGAGTCATTCACGAGTACCTGACCGAGTGTGGTCTGGAACTCTTGCAAGACAAGACTCACGTCTACATTAAGAACTGGTCGACCAACACCTAAGTCGGACGACCCGTCTTAGTGACGGCTGTAATTTAGGGGTGGTAGCAGAAGCTACCACCCCTTTTTTATGGAGGCATTTAATGTCAGAGACTAAAGCAAAAAAGGCCGCACCCAAAAAAGCCGCCGCTACTACGAAAAAAGCAGCAGAGCCTAAGCAACCCACGGTTGTTGTGTTCATATCTGCTGAGCACGAGCCAGTCCAATTTCATATTCGTGACCGCTACGCACACCGTCGAGAAGACGGGCGTCTGCGCTGGCGGTTTTCTCCAGAAGAGGCGGAGCTAGTTCGCCGTCACCACTACGTCCAGATGGGGCGCGTAATAGAGGTAGATAATGACTGAGACAAGCAACACCAATCCGCACGTAACGGACAACTTCGCTCCCCTAGAGACGATGACACTCCAAGCTGTGCGTCGGTTTGGTGACTTTGCTCCAGGCACACTCTCTGGTGATGCGTCCCTCATGTTTATTGAATTTGCCAACATGATTGTCGATGAGGTTCGCATGCACCCCTATTGGGATGGGACAGAGCTCGACTACTACGAGCACATGTCTGAAACACGCCCCGTACCAGATACAATCATGATTGCTGGCTTGCTGTTTCATTACTCAACACAGCAGGCATCTGACAAGGCTGAAAGTTATGGGGCTCAATTTATCCGCATGATTAACCAAGAACTGTGGCGTCGGATTAACGGCAACACAAAAATACAGATGTGCGTCACAGACAATGGGACAAACCCCAGAAATTACACAGGNAAGTCTACGGATAAAAACAACGGAACTGTGAAGTACTAATGGTAAGCACNACAAAAAGNCCTACTGGCGTTTCTCTTCGGAGTGTCGCCTACGATAACTTTCAAGGTCTGGATGTGTCGCGCGATGTGACCTCCCTGGATACTGGAAAAAACCAGCACCTATCAACGTCTACAGATTGTTTTTGCGATTGGCGCGGCCAGGTTGTTCGTGACCCTGGAGCCAATTTCATCAGTGGCGAACATCCGATTGTAGAGGTTGCCTTCTACTCTACCGATAACGTCGTGTATGCAGAGCAAGATGGCTCTGGCGTCAACTTGGTGAGTGAAGATGGTCACAAAAAAACAGGGGCTTTTCCTAGCGGCTCCCTCGTATCAACCTCTGTTTTTAACCGATATGTTCATTTTTTCAGTCGTGGCGAGGCTCCGATTTACTACGACGGACTGAAGTACAAGAACAATGGTAGTCCAGACCTGGACAAACTAAGACCTTCTTTTGCTACGTCTGTAGCACGGCGTCTTTGCGTGGCAGGTGTCCCTGGGCGGGAGACGCAAATCTTTTTGTCTCGAGTAGACAATGATGAGATTTTCCCAGGTGACGAACCAATCGACAGTGTCAGCGTTTTGCGAGCTGGGATTATCGACGTTGCTAACCAACTGGGCACATCAGAACAGATAACAGGTCTATCCAAGTTTGAGCAGTCCAGAATGGCTGTGTTCACAAACGACCGCGTCCTAGTCTATTTGATTGACCCCAACATTGACCTGTGGGCACTCGATGACAAGGCAAGTGTCAATGTCGGCTGCGTGAGCCACAGGACAATCCAGCGAGCTGGCACAGACATCTTGTTCTGCTCGCGCTCTGGGGTGCATAGCCTTCGCCGCTCAGCGGAGAATGGCATCACGATTGAGGGCACCTCCCTCTCAGAGAAGATTGACATTGAGTACCGCAAGCTGATTGCCACTGTTGAGGACGTGTCTCTTATCACATCTGCTTATGACCCAGACATGGGGCAGTACCACATCTTCTTCCCCCAGCCTGGTGGCGTGATAAGCAAGCGGCTGACCATGACAGTCAATCCGCGTATGGACCCCAAATGGTCTACGGGCGAGTTTCTCAATGCGCGCTGCGGGGCTTTCCTGGCTGGAAGGCTCGTCTACGGAACGTCAGGTGGCATTTATGACGTCAAGAAAATCGAAGATGAAGCAGAAGTCCACCCCGACATGGTGTTCACAACTCCAGTCCTTTGGCATGGCAGCTTCTCGGAAACCAAAGATGTCCACTCGATTGTTGTCCAAGCAGACGGCGAGGGTGACGCAACACTAGAGGTTATCGACGATACGGGACGAATAATAGGAAGCATGACATTCCAGATAAGCGACAGTGAGGACGACAACTATTTCCCCGATGTTCCATTATCACGGCAGTACGAGAGAAAACTCGAGATGCGTTATCGGGGTGCCCAATACCGCATGACAGTAAAAGGAAAGGGGCTCTGTCGAATTATCGGCTTGGGCATAATTTTGAGGAAGTAAAATGGCGCGACTTCGACAACAAAACCCACAGAATTATGTTGCATCTGGCAACATCAATGCTGAGTTCGAGAACCTCATTAGGTATCTCAATTCTGCGGAGCTTGGAGAGAAGACTCTAGGCGAGCTGCTTGAAACTCTGTTCGACGAAGACGGAATCTGGAAGGGGCCGATTGAGCTACGCAATGACTCATCTGCTGGCCTTCAGTATCGCGTTGGTACATACACCGATGAGAGTACAGGCTGGAAAAACCTTGCCACACTGGAGTCACTTCGCGGTGCTGCTGGTAGTGTTGTGGGTGAATTGGGTGCGCCAATCCTTTTCTCACGGCAAGACACGGTGGCCACGGCAGCCCAAACAGTTGTTTCCTACGCCCACGATAGTGCTGACGAGCTCCTGGTCTACGTAGACGGTGTTCTTAAACGGTCAGGTTCCAGTTATGACTATCAAACTGATGCCTCAGCGAATACCGTCACCTTCAACTCTGGCTTGTCCGCTGGTGAAACAGTAACAATCTACAAAATTCGCACGTCATCAATTACTGGGTTTACTCGGTCTGATACGGTTACTAGCGCATCGCAAACCGTCTTCCCGTTTGTTCATGACGAAGACACAGTTTTGCAAGTCTACAAAAACGGTATCTTGCAGCGTTCTGGTGGGTCAAATGACTATGTGACTAATGCTGCGTCAGACACCGTGACGTTTACAAGCTCTGTGCCGTCTGGGAATACCGTGACTATCATCACGGTAGAGAACACGTCTACAAACGTAGTCACTGGACTGATGACGGAAGCAAACTTCACGGACACGGCTACAGGCAAAATCACCTTTGCAAATATGCAATTTGCAGACGGTGACATTCCGCAAGCAAAAGTTAGCGGTCTTGTGTCCCACATTTCTACAGCAGCCAAACTAACTGTTTCCTCAAGCACCCCTTCCAATCCTGCAAGCGGTGACTTGTGGATGGATACGAGTCAGACACCTAACGTCCTCAAGTTCTACACTGGGACGCAGTGGCTCGAAACAGCCCCAGAAAGCTCCTTGCCAACTTTTGCTGCCGCGAATGCAGGTCAGTTTGTTAAGGTAAACGCCACAGGCACAGCCCTGTCCTATGCAGACATTGACCTGACCTCTGTTGTCCCCGTGACACAGAAAGGTGCAGCAAACGGCGTTGCAGAGCTGGATAGCTCTGGTCGATTGCCAGCAGCACAGCTCCCAACCATCCTTGCTTCTGACAGTATTTATCAAAGCAAGACTGGTGCGGTTAGCAATGCCGACTACACAATCAAAAGAATTTACCGCCAGAAAATACAAATCGACGCAATCAGTCTTCAGTGTTCTTCTGGTTCTGCCACGTGGCAGCTTTTGGTAAATGGTGTCGCTGTGGGTTCTACCCAAAGCGTTACATCGTCAGGTCTCGAGACCGTCCTCTCTACTCCGCAAGAAATTGATGCTACCTCGGCCTCAAAGTCGATTGGCTATCAAATTACAAGCGCTAGTAGTTTGAATGACCTTGAGGTCACGTTGGCTATCAGCATTCTGTCTTCCTAATGCGTTACGTAATTGTCCACGAAGGACAAGACACATTAGCAAGAATATGCTCAGCCAAGTGCAAATGCCCTCCGTTCTCGGAGCCGAACTCATCTCTCGGCATCTGGGACAGCAAAGAGGGAAAGCTGGTTGGTGGAGTGACCTATTCAGACTTCACTGGCCGAGATTTGTGGGCATCCATTTGGTTGGATGACAAAGCTGCCCTGACAAGGGGCATTTTAAGGGAACTGTTTTCGTATCCCTTTGAGACATGTGGAGT